GAATTAGAAATTATCATTCAAAAGTTGAAAGATTCTAATCCTCAATTATATGCAAAATTGTGGTCTTATAAAATAAACTATAGAAATAAGGAAGAAAAATAATGGATTTTCTTAAAGATATTGTAAAAGAAATTGGTGGTGAGTATACACAACTTGCCTCAGAGATTGATGAGACTGAAAGATATGTTGACACAGGTTCGTATATTTTTAATGCACTGGTTTCAGGTAGCATTTTTGGCGGCGTATCTGGCAATAAGATTACTGCTATTGCTGGAGAGTCTTCTACTGGAAAGACTTTCTTCAGCATCGCCGTTGTTAAGAATTTTCTTGATACCAATCCCGATGGTTATTGTCTCTATTTTGATACTGAGGCTGCCATTACTAAATCTCTCTTGGAGTCAAGAGGCATCGATACATCAAGGGTTGTCGTGGTTAATGTTGTCACCGTAGAAGAATTTCGTGGAAAGGCACTCAAGGCAGTTGACCTTTATATGAAAAAACCTGAGGGAGAGCGAAATCCTTGTATGTTTGTGCTAGACTCTTTGGGTATGCTTTCAACTAGCAAGGAGATCAACGATGCTTTAAATGATAAAGAAGTTCGTGATATGACTAAATCGCAACTGATTAAAGGTGCATTCCGTATGCTTACTTTGAAACTGGGCCAAGCAAACATTCCAATGATCGTTACTAATCACACCTATGATGTTATCGGAGCTTACGTACCAACTAAGGAAATGGGGGGAGGTAGCGGACTCAAGTACGCAGCGTCTACGATCATTTATCTTAGCAAAAAGAAAGAAAAGGATGGAACAGAAGTGGTCGGCAATATTATCAAGGCTAAGACTGCTAAATCGCGTTTGAGTAAAGAAAATAAAGACGTAGAGATTCGTCTTTATTATGATGAACGAGGTCTTGATCGTTATTATGGTCTTCTGGAACTTGGAGAACTTGGTGGACTTTGGAAGAATGTAGCAGGACGCTATGAGATGGATGGTAAAAAAATCTATGCTAAACAAATTCTTGCAAATCCAGAAGAGTATTTTACTGAAGAAGTAATGCAAAAACTTGATGAAATTGCAAGAGAAGAGTTTAGTTACGGATCGTGATAAAAGTTTTAAAGACTGGAATTAATGTAAAAAAGGTCATAGAACAACTTAAAAAGTATCCACAGGACTGGGACCATCAGAAACATCTGAAGGATTCTCAGTCCTTAGTTGATAGGGGATTTTCTGACTTGCCAGTAAGTGCTCTTCAACTTATAATGGGAGGAGTCAAAAACAAAGAAGATTTTGTTGGAGATTCTGAAATTAATATTAAAACTCCAGCATACGAACATCATAGAGAAATTAGAAAGATTATACGCAAACACTTTGGAAACAGAGAGATACACCGTTGTGGATTCCTTTCACTTCCTGTTGATGAAATAGTTGGAGCTCATATTGATGAAGGAACATATTATTTGACAAGAGATAGATATCATCTTTCTATTCTTGGACGATATCAATATTTTTGTGGTACTGATACCACAATTGTTGAACCAGGAACTCTTCTTTGGTTTAACAACAAATTACCTCATGGCACTGTTAATATCGGTGATGAGACAAGAATAACCTTTGTATTTGATATGCCACATGGATAAAGTTGAATTTCTTATTCTTCGTAATTTGCTTCATAACGAAGAATATATGCGTAAAGTTATTCCGTTTATTAAGTCAGAATATTTTGAAGATCAAAATCAAAAAATTGTTTTTGAGGAAATTCTTGAATTTGTTTCTGAGTATAATCAACCAGCAACTAAAGAGGTTCTTTGTATTGAAGTAGAAAAACGTAAAGATATTACTGAGGAATCTTTTAAAGAAATTCTTCAATTAATCTCTTGTTTGGATGATGTTCCTGCAGAATTCAATTGGTTGGTTTCTACTACTGAGAAGTGGTGTCGCGATCGTGCAATCTATTTGGCACTTATGGAGTCTATTCATATTGCTGATGGCAAAGATGATAAGAAAAATAGGGATGCCATCCCCAGCATTCTTTCAGATGCTCTTGCCGTAAGTTTTGATAATCATATCGGACACGATTACCTACAAGATTATGAACAAAGATACGAATCATATCATAAAAAGGAGGATAAAATTGAATTTGATCTTGAGTACTTTAACAAAATTACCAAAGGCGGTCTCCCTAACAAGACTCTTAATATCGCTCTTGCTGGTACGGGTGTCGGCAAGTCTTTATTCATGTGCCATGTGGCTAGCTCCGTCTTGCTCCAAGGACGGAACGTTTTGTACATTACGCTGGAAATGGCAGAAGAACGTATTGCTGAAAGAATTGACGCAAACCTTTTGAATATTCCTATTCAATCGATTGTAGATCTTCCAAAGCAAATGTTTGAAACTAAGGTTACAAATCTTGCCAAGAAAACCCAGGGAACTCTTATAATTAAAGAGTATCCAACAGCATCCGCACATGCAGGTCACTTTAAGTCACTTCTTAACGAACTTTCACTTAAGAAGTCATTTAGACCTGATATTATTTTCATTGATTACCTTAATATTTGTGCTTCCAGCAGGTATAAAGGAAACAGCAATATCAATTCTTATACATTTGTCAAAGCAATTGCTGAAGAACTTAGGGGACTCGCCGTTGAGTTTAATGTCCCGATTGTCTCCGCTACTCAGACCACTCGTTCAGGTTACGGTTCTTCTGATGTTGAACTTACTGATACTTCTGAATCCTTTGGTCTTCCTGCTACTGCTGACCTTATGTTTGCCCTTATTAGTACAGAAGAGTTGGAGGGGTTGGGACAGATATTAGTAAAACAATTGAAAAATCGTTATAATGACCCTACCATTCATAAGCGTTTTGTGATTGGTATTGACCGCGCTAAAATGCGTCTTTATGATTGTGAACAATCTGCTCAAGATGATATCCTTGACAATGGGAAAGAAGAAGAGTATGATTATGAAGAAAAGAAACCTAAAAAATCATTTGAAGGATTTAAATTCTGATATGACACAAGTTATTGATACAAACAAATATATCGAATTCGTTCGTCAAACCACAAGTCCCGCAAGTAGTGATTTCGCTCAACTTCTTGCTCGTTTGACTGAACTTGAGGCTTCTGCTGATGCAGATGTTCCTCGTCTTCTTACTGCTGCTCTTGGTATGAGTGCTGAGGCAGGTGAGTTTACTGAAGTTGTGAAAAAGATTTTCCTTCAGGGCAAACCTTATAATGAAGAGAATGCTTTTCATCTGAAGCGTGAACTTGGAGACATCTGTTGGTATCTGTCTCAAGCATTTATGGCACTTGATACCAACTTCGAAGAGATTCTCAAAATGAACTATGAGAAACTGAGTGCTCGTTATCCTGAAGGAACTTTTGATGTTTACCGTTCTGAAAATCGTGTGGAGGGAGACCTGTGAGTGAAGAAAATCAAGTAACAATCAAAATGGATGCTCGTTCAGCAGCAGCAGTTCGTCAAGTTCTATTCGATTCTCAAAAAGGATATACTTATAATGAAGTAAGTGTTCCTCCTCGTATTGCTGATATTCGTGAAGTCATTCAGCAACTTGATGATAATATTAGTGCTGCTCTTGGTATTTGATTGGGACCTCCTTCGGGAGGTCTTTTTTTATAAATAACTAAATAACTAAAAAAGTATTTCTAGACATGGAAGGCAAGCACGTAAAAGATTTGATGGAAGCATATTTGGAAATGTATGCTCCTAAAGAAGAAATAGAAGAAGGCAAATCTTCCAGACCACGCTATCCTGGTGGTAGAGGTGTATTAGACCAGGAAAGAAGAGATGAAAAGAGAGAAGCATCTGCCGAAAACATGCGCGGTCATACTGCAGGTGCTGGTACAGTAACAAAAAATCCAAAGAAACTCCGTAAGCAAAAGGCTATGGGAGAACTTGGTGAAGCAGTAAAAGGCGAATCTTCAGATAGAAGAAAAGCACTTGCTGCAGAAAGAAGAGCAGGGATTAAACCTCTCTCCGCAAAAGAGGGTGAGAAATATGCATCTCACAAAATCTCTCAGATGGCATACGCAAAGCGTGCAAAAATGGGCGAAGAACTTGATATCTTTGATGTAGTCCTTGAGTTTCTCCAAGCAGAAGGATATGCAGAAACTCTGGAAGAAGCAGAGTGGATGATGGCGAATGTTATTGATGAAGAAGCGATTGCGATTATCACTGAACTTACTGGTGGCAAAGGTCATCCTGGATACAAAGCAGGTTCTAAAGATCATGGCCCAATGCAATCTGGCCATCCTGCAGATAGTACTAAAAGAATGATTAAAGGTGGAACAATGTCGCAAAGACATGGTTATCATCTTGGTGATATGGATGATGACGATGATGATGACGATGATTTGGAATCTATTGTTAAACAACAATCACGACATAGTAGAGAAAGAGCCAGAAAACCTTTGAGAGACAAGGTTAAGGCCGCAAGAAAAGTTCTTTCAAAAGAAGATTATGTAAGTGAAGCATCAAGAAGAGATGAATTCACGAGAGCAGCTATTGCTCGTAATTCTGGTAAAAAGGGTGGAATTACATTTGAACCGGGACCAAATTGGGATGCTTCTGCCAATCGCGGAAAAGGTGCTCATATTTCACCAAAACAAAAAGAAAAGCAACGCCGTAAAGCACTTCGTCAAGAAGATTTTGAACTTTGGGTAAACTCTCTTGTAGAAGAAGGTTATGACCTTTCTGATTATAGTTGGGATGAAATGTATGAGTTTTATCTTGACGAAGCAATTACTAGCGAAAAGGGTAAAGCAAAAGCGGCAGAAATGATTGCTAAGCGTACCACTGCTTCCGGTAGAGCAAAACCAGGACAAGGTGCTAATGTTGCTACAATCAAGCATATTGGTCGTTCTAATAGAGATGGACTTCTGGGAACTCCCCCTAATCGTAAAGTAGCAGGTTCCAACTGGCCAAAATCATATACTGGAATTGGCGGTACAGGAAACAAGGCAGCAAGAAGAGCAGCAGCACTTCGTCAGGAAGAGTATATGGATGAGGCACAAGCAGCAAGAGAAAATCCAGAGAAGTATGAAAGAGAGCAGGAAAAGAAATCTGCTCCTGTTCGTGGAGAAAGAACTCCTATGCCCCCAAGAGGTGATAAGCGTAGAGAGGACTTTGAGAAGTGGTATGCTAAGAACGTCCGCTGATAAATAACCACGGAAGGTTGCTCTAACCCCTTGACTTTTTAGTTGAGGGGTTTTATAATATCTGTACTTGGGGAATTAGCTCATTTGGTAGAGCACTGCCTTTGCACGGCAGGGGTGAGGGGTTCGAGTCCCCTATTCTCCATAAATAAAAATAAAAAAATGGCTGTCTTAAGAAGTACATCTCCAGGACAACTTGGGAAATATGTTGTTCCGACGATAGAAATAATTAATACAGGTTCTGTAAGCACTGCAACTAAAACTTACAAACTAAAAAAAAGTAAGTTTAATGAAGATGCTATAAAAAAATTTTCTGATATTGCGATGAAGGGTGCATCATTTCAAAAAGATGCACTTGATATTCCTCTAGAGACAACTGATTCTAAACAAAAATATATCACGATAGGTGCATTAAATAAACCAAATATTAAATATAATCTTGGCGATATGGCTGAGGGTGTTGTTGGTGCTGCAATTGCTGCAAGATTTATATTTAAGAATAAAAATATAACATCACAAAATGTTTATGGTGTTTTGAGGTCTTTAGCAAAATCTGGAACAAGTAATTACCCCGGAAAAAAAGGAAAATTTGTAGAAAAGGTTTTCAAGTCTGCTAATGCAAATCCTAAAATAATGGATGACGTTCGTTGTTATATTTCTTTAGCTGAAGTAAATATGAATGCTCTTCTTGATAAAAGTAAAGAATCTGTATTAAAAGAGTATGTTGATTCTGCTGTAAAATATGCCAATAGTGCTAGCGTAAAAAAATGGTCCAAGTTGGTCTATGAAAACAATAGATATGATAAAATAGAAGTATTATCTGATGGACTGGGTGGCCAAAAAACAACAAAAGTCGATGTAACAGTCAAAATTACTAATGATAAAGGAGAACTGATACCTGTAGATATTTTGGTCTCTTTAAAAGCAGGAGATGTTAAACAATTCGGACAAGTTTCTGGCGCTGAATTTTCAAAACAAGAAGAACTTTGGGAGCAGTTGTTTGGATATAAATCAGTTATTAAACCACTTGAATCAAAGTACAATAAATTAATGTTTGTTGATAAACAACCAGATGAGGCTGTATTTTTGGTATATAAAAGAGTTCATCAAGAATTAACAAAAGATTTGAAAGGAAATAATTCCGAAAACATACTTA